TCACCGCCGACGGGCGGCCCTACCGCTTCCTGAAGGGGTGGGCTTACATGATGCGTACCGGAGAGAACACGCCCCTCATCGCCGAGATCGACGGCGGCATCAAGCGGGAGGTCAGCGTGGGCTGCGCGGTGGAGCGGGTGCTGTGCTCCGTGTGCGGTGAGCCGCTGGAGGAGTGCCCCCACGAGAAGGGGAAGGAGTACGACGGACAGGTGTGCCACGGCGTACTCACCGGGGCCATGGACGCCTATGAGTGGTCCTTTGTGGCGGTGCCCGCCCAGCGGAAGGCTGGGGTCATCAAAAGCGCGGGCAGGCGGATGGAGGACGAGGCACGGCTGGGCCGGAAGTACCTCAAGAGCCTGCGCCGCGAGATGGTGCGGCTGGCGGGCATCGCCGAGCCGGACGCCGGCCACGCCCTGCTGGAGAAGGTGGCGGCCAGGCTGGACGAGGAGGAACTGTTGGGTCTCATCAAGCTGTACCGGGGAAAGACGGACAAGCTGTTGGTGGGCGGGACGCAGTTGAGCTATGGCGAGGAGGCCGTACCGCCCGAGATTGCGGACGGGGCCTTCCTCATTTAGGAGCGTGAGGGTATGACGGAGCAGGTGATGGCGCTGGTGCAGGCGCTGGCCGGGGCAGGGCAGGACGGGGACGTGCTGCGGATGCTGTGCGCCAACGCCTGCCGGACGTTGGACCGGCGGCTGAAGGATGGTTTGGACCCGGAGGACTGCCATGGGGCCTACCCCTTGGCGGCGGCATGGCTGGCCATGGACTGGCTGCGGTGCGGGCAGGGACTGGAGGGCGTCACCGCGCTGTCGGCCGGGGATATCTCCGTGCGCCGGGAGGGGGGCGGGGACGGCGAGTCGCTGTCCCGGAAGGCGTTTGAGCTGATGACCCCCTATTTCCGGGACGAGGGGTTTGTGTTTCGGGGGGTGAGAGGTTGATCGAGGCGTTTGCGTGGGTTATCAAGACCTACGGGCAGGAGATGGTGTGCCGCCGGGAGGATGGGACTGAGGTTGGCCGGGGGATGGCCATCGTCCAGCCCATGACGGAGGCGGACTGGCAGTACACCGCCGGGGCGTTGGGCAGCTATTCCCGGGACCGGTTCCTGGGACTGGCGGAGCCGGGGCTGCCGCTGGACCGGATCGGGCCGGGAGGCTGGCTGGGCTGGGGCGGCCAAAACTATGAGGTGATGACCATACGGCCCATCTGGGTGGGCGGCCAGGTCACCCATCTGTGGCTGGCCCTGCGGCCCTGCCTGGAGAACGCGCCGTGAGCAGGGCGCTGAACGCCCTGCGGGAGACGGTGGCGGAGCAGCTCCGGCAGGAGGGGCTCAACGCCGTGGCCGCCATGGAGGGCCGGCGGGCCAACCGGTGGCGGGAGGCGGTGGCCGCGGTATCGGTGGCTCGGGTGGTGTGCGCACCGGGCGGGTTCAAGGATTACCTGGGGGTGCGCCTTGACCCCGGGACGGGCCGGGAGCGGGAGCTCTATGGCCGGGAGGTGGAGCTGACGCTGGCGGTGGACGTCTTTGCCCCCCGGGACGGGGGTGAGAGCGTTTGCCAGGAGGCTGCGGAGGCCGTGACCGAGTGCCTGGTGTGCCGGGGGGCGGCGGGGCTGTCCACCCTGGAGGTCCAGGCGGGCCGGGTAGAGTTCCTGGAAAAGGAGGGACTGTACCGCCAGGAGGTCAGTTGCCGGTGCAGGGCCTGGCTGGTGGCCGAGACGGAGGACGGCGGCGGAGCCTTTGTGGACTTTGAAGTGAGAGGAAGGATGAAATGAGCGCGGTGACCAAGCATGAGAGACCGGGGGTGTATTCCTCCTATGAGGCGTCCAGCCTGACCGCCGCCGCCGTGGGCGGCGGCAATGTGGCGGTGGTGGCCGCCATGGAGGGCGCGGACGGCAGCAAAAGCTACCAGTGGACCAGCTACAGCAGGGCGGCGGCGGACGTGGGCGATTGCGTCCTCAGCCGGATGGCACAGTTGGCCATTCGCAACGGCGCGGGCGTGGTGTACGGCATCCCGGCGGGCGAGGACTACGACCAGGCGTTTGCCGCCGTGGCGGCGCTGGAGAATGTCGGCGTGGTGGTGTGCGACAGCGATAAGCCGGCGGTGCAGCAGGCGCTGAAAACCATGGTGCAGGAGTGCTCCGGCGTCCGGCGCGAGCGCATCGCCGTGGTGGGCGGCGCAGCCGGCGAGAGCGTGGAGCAGTTTGTCCAGCGGGCGGCCCAGCTCAACTGTGAACGGATGGTGGTGGTGGCCCCCGGCGCCGGGGAGGAGCACGGCGGGGCCATGTGCGCCGCAGCGGTGGCCGGAGCCATCGCCGGGAGCAACGACCCGGCGTTGCCCTTGGGCGGCACTCAGCTCTACGGGCTGGGGGAGCTGGAGTGCAGCTATGGCGACGGGGACATCGACCTGTTGGTGCAGGGGGGCGTGACCCCGCTGGAGACCCTGGCGGGGAGCTGCTATGTGGTGCGGGGGATTACCAGCCGCACCAAGACCGGCGGCGTGGTGGACGCCACCTGGCGGGAGCTGACCACCATTTTGGTGGTGGACGAGGTGATCCCGGGCATCCGCAATTCCCTGCGGGCCAAGTTCGGCAGGGCAAAGAACACGGTGCAGAGCCGGGGCGCTATCCGCTCCCAGACGGTGATGGAGCTGGAGAAACGGGTCGGACGGGAGATCATCGACGGCTATGAGGACGTGACGGTGTCCGCTTTGGAGGACGATCCCACGGTGTGCCTGGTGGAGTTCGCCTTCACCGTGGCCCACGGGCTCAACCAGATCTGGCTGTCCGCCCATATTACCGTATAGCGGTATAGCGCGGAGCAGGCGGCTGCGAGGGAGCTTGGAGCGAAGCGAGGCCGAGCGGAGGGGCGCTGTGCGCCCCGCAGACCAGGCCGAGCCGGAGTGAAAGCGACCGAGCGGTCAGCCGCCTGCGGAGCGTGAATGGGACAGCGTTTGAGCCGAATACAAGGAGGGAATTGAAATGAATCAGACGATAAATACGGGCCTGAGCGCGGCGGGGTTCCCCACCAGCTCCGACATCTGGCTGGAGCTGGACGGGCAGAAGGTGGCGGTGGTGCAGAGCTACAACTGCAAGACCACCCGCTCCTCCTACGCCGTGGAGGCCTTCGGCGAGGAGGAGCCGGTAGCCACCGTCCAGGGGCCCCAGAACTATGTCATTCAGCTCACCCGGCTGTACGCCACCGATCAGGCCATTGCCGACGGGCTGGACTTTTACCAGATGCGCAACTTCTCCCTGGTCATCTGTAAGCCGGACCGGAAGGTGATTTACTCCGACTGCCAGTGGAGCGATATCCAGGAGGACGCGCAACTGGGCAAGATGGTGGTGGAGAAGCTCACCCTGGTGGCCAAGAGCCGCATGGAGACGGCGGCGTAAATGGATGGCAGGTTTTGGGTTGGGCCGGACCGGACGAAAGTGGACGGGGGCGAGCTGCGGCTGCTGTCCGCCCGGGAGGTGCTGGAGGCCAGACGGGAGGGCGATGCGCTGGCGCAGGACGGAAAAGAGCGGGCGCTGTGCCGGAACGCATGCCTGGTGGCCAGGTCGCTGGAGCGAAAGGGAAAGCCTGTGTTTGAGGACGGACAGGCGGCGCTGGACGGGCTGCGGGTGGAGGACATCGCACGGCTGGCGGACGCTTGGGCGGAGTTTAACCGGGCGTGCAATCCCTCGCCGCTGGACGGGGAAGAGGAGATTTCCCGGCGAAAAAAAGCCTGGAGCACGCGCGTTATGAGCGCCTTCAGTGGCGTGTGCTCCGCTTGTTTGGCGCTCTGCCTACCGAAGAGCGGGCGAAACGGATGACTGACCGGGACTACCTGTGGTGCGCCCTGAATCTGGCGTTGGACCAGGAGGAGGAGCTGGCGCGGCTGTGCCCCGATTGCAGGGAGCGGGCGAGCGGGGAGCCGTGCCCCGTGTGTGGCGCGCCCCGGGAGAGCTGGTCGGTGAACAGCCGGTTCGACTGGGCCAGGTATCGGAAGTTGAAAGGGGGCGGGGACGTTGGTTGACCGGCTGGAGGAACTGTTGGCGATGCTGGAGGATGAGGACGAGAAGGAAGGGGAGGACTGGGAGGACGTCCCCGCCCTGAGAGGCCGGACGCTCCCGGCGATCCCCCAGGAGGAGGGGGATGGGGAAACCGCCCCCGCCGGGGGTGAACAGCGGGAGGCTCCGGTGAAGCCGGATACAGGCGTGCCGGAGCTTATGGCCGGGGAATATGGGGAGACGGAAGGGCTCGTCCCTGGGGAGGAAACAGGGAACGGACCGGTGTGGAGGCTGGATGACGGCGCGGGGGCGAAGGCGGAGGCCGCTTGGCGGAGGACGGCAGCGGAGCTCCTGGGCCTGCCGGGGGAGATTGCGGCGCAGGGAGCGCGGATGGCGGTGGAAGAGGCGGCGGAGGCCGCCGGAGCGCGCCTGAGCGAGGAAAAGGGCGTGGAATTGGCGCGGGCGGTCCGGCATGAGGCGCGCAGCGGGCTGGAAGGGTTGTACCGGCAGACCGTCCGGGCAGTCCGCCCCGCCGCCCCGGTCCAGGCCCCGGGTGGGGAGCCGTCGGGGCGGACGCTGCGGGCCGGGGAGCCGGGGCGGACTGCCGCCCTCACCGTGGACGAGCTGGACCGGGCGGTGCGGCGGGACAGCCGGCGGTACGACGGCGGGATGACCATATTCTGAGCGCGGAGCCGCCGTGAACAGGCGTAGCGCGACAATGAGGAGTGAAACGATGATTCTTGCGCCCATGCGGTTCAAAAACTTTGTATGGCCGCACAACCCCAGGGTGTATTCCATCACCTATGAGCGGAAGATGGCGATCCATAAGATCCCCTTCGGGCGGCACTGTTTGCAGAGCCTGGGACAGACCAGGCGGGTGCTCAAAGGGGAGGGGGAGTTCGTGGGGGAAAGCGCCTACGATACCTTCAAGGCGCTGGCCACCGTGTTTTATGAGGAGACGCCGGGGGTGCTGGCCCACCCGGTATGGATGACCACCACGGCCTGGTTCGCCGCCCTGGAGCTGAGGCAGGCGCCCCGGCGGGACTATGTGGCGTATTCCTTTGAGTTCTGGGAGGTCGTTGACGGCTGCGGGGAAACCAGGCTGGCCACCAGGCC